TTTTGCATTTTTTACGCTTTTAAATCCTGCATCAAAAGCTTTTTCATTATCGCCAAGAATCTTAGATTTTAAATTTGCTAAAAATCCTTTATTACCATTTGTTGCTGTAGGTAAAATATTTAAAGAAGCTATTTCAAACTCAATTGAGAATTTTGTTATTCCTAATTCTTTTATACTTGAGTTAAAAGAATAACCAACACAAACAACTTGTAATTCATCAAACTCAGGATGTATTAATGTTCCAATCCCGCTTTCATCTAAAGCCTCGATTAAACCATCTCTATCAGCATAGCTTACATTATCATCAGTAAATACATTAAGAGTAAACTTCTTTTCTAACCCGCCATTATCCTCAACATATCTTTCTTTCTTATTTGGATATTCATGAGTTATTGTTTTTCTTCCACCCGTTCCACTTGAATCTTGGTAAAAGAAATAAGCATCTCTAAATTGTCCTTCTGGTAAATTTGCCGTGTTAAATATTGTCATTAATACCCCGCAAAAACTGAATTAACGCCGACTGGCAAGAAATTGTTAGGTCTTGGAGTAAAGCCAGCATTAGAACCCTTTGGCAATCCTTTAATATTAACATCTAATTGACCACCAGCGGTTAGGCTTTGTGATTTATTAATTTGTGATGGCTGGTTAATATCAGGCGAAACAAAATTTGCCATTTGCTCAAGTCCTAAAAAGTTTAAAACAACCGCTGAATCAGTTCTAAATTTATTAATTAAATCCATCACCATTTTTATTTTATCGGCAACATAATCAAAAGCACCAGCAAATTTATCTTTTAAAAAATCATAAACAATTATTAATTCATCTTTAAGATTATATAAGGCGATTGCTATTCTGCCAAAAAGTAATAAAGCAAAACCTAATGGCGTAAATAAAAAAACAACCGCACCAGCAAGCAATCCAAATCCTATCATCAGACCTTTTACAAGAAAAATTAAGGAAGCAAACGCAATAATAATTGGTGGTAAAATAAACAATATTCCCGCAATAATTAAAATAAATTTTTGTGTTTTTGGCGATAGTTGTTGAAAAAATTGTATTGCTTTTATTAAAAAACCAAGAAATTTAGTTGCGTAAGGCAATATTGCAGTTCCCAAAGCAATTGATAGGTCTTTATATGCCGAGGTTGCAATTCTCATTTGATTAGCAAATCCCGCTTGAGTTCTTATAAAATCACCGTGGGAATTAGAGGTCATTTTTACAACATAATTATACCTTTGCAAAACCTTTTGTGCCTGTGTTAAATCTTTCATTTTTTTGCCAATTCCTTGCGTAAGCAAAAATTGATTTAAGTTTTCTTCTGTCATTACAACGCCAAGCCTTTTTAAACTTTCAGTTTCTCCAGTAAAAATACCAGCAAGCGAAGTTTGGACTTCGCTTACATTTAAATTTTTAAAAGAAGCGAGATCGCCAGCAAGTCCAACTAAATTTACGGAAAGTTCAGAAGCTTTTTGTTGCGAAATTCCCATTGAAGTTGACATATCGCCAAACATAGCTGACATATCTAAAGCTGTTCCAATGTCTATACCAAATCCTTTACCCGCTATTTTAGCAAAATCTTTTACCGATTGCGAAGCGTTGCCGAATGCTACATCAACTTTATTAATTGACTCGCTATAATCAGAAGCACTTTTAATAAAATTAGAACCAATCAATCCAATCGGCAATGTAGTTTTAACAAACATATTCTTGCCAAAATTCATTGTCTTTTTGCCAATTACATCTAATTTTTTACTGAGTTTATCAAAGGCATCTCCCATATCAACAGCGGTAGAGAATACTTTATATTTAGCGTTATTTAAATTGGATTGTATCTTCTTTAATTGAGGGCTTATGTTATCAACTAAATCGTAGATGTAAGATATTTTAAACATTTTTTTCTAGTTGTTTATTAATTTTTTCTGCCTCTTTTTGTAATCGTAAAAGTTTTGGTATTGGTTGCGATTCTAACCAATCCATACTTGCTGACCCTTTGTAAAAAAATGCAAGGTTGCAAATAATTGTTTCTAGTTTAGAGTCTTCATCCAAGAAACAATAAAAAAAACCTCTAAATATTTAGCCAATAGCTCCTCAAAATCCGATTCGTTAATCTTTTGGACTTCACTAAGAATTAAAGGTTGTTTTGTATCTTCATCTTTAAAAGCTACATTAATTAAAAGGCTTTCAAAATGTTTAAAATATGCAACAATATCAAAATCTTTAGAAGCGAATAAAATAGCTTTAATTGCTTTTGAATCAAGTTTGCCATCACCTATTTGTTCTTGAGCGTCTTGCTTTTGAATCGTTGCGGTCATGGCAAAGATTGCTTCGATAAACTTTTTCTTTAATACGAGAGTTTTATCCTTATCTTTGTAAGTTGGAGCTTTTAAATAAATTTTATCTAATTCATTAAAAACATTCTTGCCGTCTACATTGGCTTGAACTTTTAACGGAGTTTGTAAATCAAAAATAATATTGTCCATAAAACTAAATTGCTGGGTCGCCTAAAAATACATAGTCAACAGTTGATAAATCTTCACGCTCTGGAAGCATTTCTAATAAACAACCTGAAAAATTCTGGTCTCTAAAAGCGATAGTATTATTGTCTCCATTGTTAAAGAAAGCGTCAAACTGTGCATTACTTTCTGGAGTAACTCTTACTTTAACCGTGATTTTACTTACATTGGTTGTAATATCAGTAGTAATTATTTTACCACCGTTAACTTGTGGGTTTACAATACGCTTTTTTGAACCCGCTTCAATTTTAACTGCCCCCTCGTAAGAGATAACAGTTCCATTAATTGATAAATTGCCGTAATCTAGAATTGCCATAATTATTCAAAGGTTGGAGTGAAATTAACAATAAGTTGTCTAACTTGTGTAACAATGTTTGCGATTGATTCTGCTGATATTTTTCCATCAACTAAAGTAATCACAATTGAATCTTCTAAAGCTTTTTTAAAGGCATTTGCTTCTTCGCTACCAGCTCTTAATAGCACATAATTATTATTGCCAGTTTTATAACCTGATAAAGCTCCATAATAGCCCATCATTCTTGCAATAAAGCCTTCACGATTGACCATTGGTCTACCAGCGATTAATTGTCCAGTTGTTAAAATATGTTGTGAGAAATCAGCTTTTAGATTTTGGAAAACATAATCACGCACAATAGTTAATGTATCGACATAATTTACATATTTAAAAGTCTTATCAATTTGTCCTAATGCATCGGTTTTGTAAGTGGTAACCGCTTCATTAGATATAATTGTTGTGTTAGATGGGTTATTTCTTAACAACCAAATTCCGCTACTTTCTAATTCAGTGCATTCTGTATCTGAAAAATCATGACCAGTTTCGATGATCGGAAGCAAATTAAATGGAGTATTGTGATAAGGTATGCCACCAAAAAAACTACCGCCAATTGATTGACCGTTAGTTGTAATTGATGATACATTCGCACCTTCTGTTAATCTTAATTCTCTTAAGCAAGCTATATAAGAAGCTATAACAATAGGACTTTCAAAAATAGCTCCACCTTTATGAGTTGAGCTTGCTATTAATGGTATTCCTGCGTAAGCAAGTGTTTTTTCATTTAAAGCATCGCCCGCAGTATTAGTATTTGCATAAGTATCAGCTTTACAAACAATACCAACGCCATCAATAATTTTATTATCAACATTAAATCTTGCTTCTGTAAATGCAGTTAGTGTTGAAGTTCCCCACTCAGCAGGGTAAACAATTGATGTATATCTTTTATCGGCAACTGGATCAAATAAAGATGTTAAAACTGGATTTGTTGCTCCACTTGCCATTGCTGTAAGCGTAGTAGAAATTCCAGCAACTGAACCAACTATTTTAATTCCGATTGTGTTTCCTTGAGTTCCATCATTTAAAGCAGTCAAAGCAACTGAACCAGTTGTATTTACCGCTGATACTGGAGAATAGGTGTTAGCGGTAATCAAAGTTTCTAAATTACCACCAATTGAAGTTGCGGTTGCACCACTGGCAACGGCTAATTCATATTTGCCATTTCTAATAGAGTCAATGTAAACTGTTAAAATTCCTGATTCGGTAGCTGTTCCACTGAAAGCAATTGTTCCTGTTGATGCAACACCTGAAGCGTTATCGGTTAAGCCAATAGCACTAATTTTTGGTTTAATTTTAGAAACCGAAAGAGCGTCAATCATGGCTCTACCAGCTTTTGCAATTTGTGATTTAGCTCCAAAGAAATCATTAAATTCTTTTTTAGAAATAATTCCTTCTTTTAATTGACCGCTTGAAGCAGTTCCACTAATCATGCAACCGACTAACAAAATTGAACGCTCACCCGCATTCTTTGCGGTTAAGGCTGAATTAATGTTTGAAGTAATATTTGGAAATGATGCACCCATTATTTATTTACCTTTTTTTGAGTTGATACAATTTCAACGCAATTATCAATTGCTGAATCTTTTAATCTATTGCGCCAAAAATTTGAAGCTGGCTCTCCATCTAATTCATCAATCTCAATAATTGAATCTTTAAAGACTTTGCCATTTGGCGTTTTAATATCTTGATTTATTTTTAATTTCATAAAATAAAATTTAATTTAATGTTGCAATCATGTTAAAAATTCAATTTAAATCAACCGTAAAAACTATGATTAATTTCTAGTGTTAACATAAAATTCAAGATTATTACCGCTAAATGTTCCATCGATTATTTTTAGTGGAGTTCCATTGCTAAAATCTGCTGTATCAAAGGTTTGTATAATACTTGGAACGGCAAAATCAAATCTGTGAGTATATCTCGCCTCAATGTAATCATCTGCATCATCACCAATAAATTGACATGGTTGTGTTTGTTCTTCTACTAAATCACTTACAAAAGTATAATTTGCCAAGCACTTTAAGAGTGGTTTTAAATAGGTTTTTGCTTGGTCTTGTTTATTACCGCCGAGAGTTGAATCTGTAGATGGTATTACAACATAGATGTTAAATTGTTGCATTGACAAATTCCAATAAGACTCATTTTTTTTATTTGAAGAAGCTGAATCACCAACAATTGTATCATCCTTAAAAGATTGGTTTTGACTTAGAACAACATACGCCCACACCTGCGAAACATTGCTTGAGTTTGCTGAATAATATTGCTGTATTCTTGCGGGTGTTGGTGCATGATCAATTCTAGTTAAACAACTCACTTGAATTGCTCCTTGCGCTGGCGATTGCATTGTGCCAGTTGTTTGATAAGAAAAGGAAGTTGAATTAATTAATGTTATTTGTTTATAGCCATTATAACCGTCTTCATCTTCCGCTAATAAAAAGCCTCCAGCAACTGTTGAGGGGCTACCAGAAACTTTAAAAGTAAATGTTAAATTTGTTGGCACGCTTACTAATTCTTTTACGCCATTATATCCGCTTGCTCCAGCTATCTCAACATACAAAGGCAAATTAGCAGGCGAATATTTAGAAGGGTTGCTTAAATCATGGTCTGTTGACGCTATTGCCGTTGCTATTCCATTTGAAAAAGTGATTGAACTTAGAGCGATTGGTTTTTTTGCACCTCGAATTGTTACATAATCATTATTTAACAATCCATGAGCCGTTGCGGTTGTGCAGGTGATGGTCGTTCCACTTCTAGTTAAAGTAGAAACATTAAGAATCGTTGAGAAGTCATCAGTATATTTTGGCAATATTTCTTTTAATCTATTAACTACATAAACCCCTTTCATTTCTTACCCTCCAATGCTTTTTTTAACTGAATATCGATATTTGATTTAATTTTATCTTTTAATTTTATAACTGTTCGTTTAAAAGGCTCTCTTGCTTCCATTTTAGAAGTTCCTTTCTCTAGAAATTCAGCATATTCTGGAGCTGATTGATTCGCACCAAACTCAAGAGTTCTATTGCCTCTAACCGCAAAATCAACTGACTTTCTAAATTTACCAGTAATGATTGCGGGTGTTTCGCTTGGAGCTGATGCAACATGTATTTTAGGTTTCTTTAATTTTCCACTTACTCCACGATAAACTTTATAAGCTCTACCGCTTTTAGGTGCTTTCATGTCTTTGTTTAAATCTGCGACTAATTGCTTTCCTGATGTGTAAAAACCTTGGCGAATTGCTTTAGTTAATTCAACTGGCAATTCATATAAAAACTTCATTGTTTTTTCGTTGTTTGTGCCAGCTTTTACTTTAATCATCGTTTATTAGCATTGATTGTTTTATCGCCCTTCTCTGTGCTTCTTAAGCGAACTATATTATCCATTTTGTCAATATTATCCGTATTAGTTATTTTATATAAATTGCCTTTATATTCTATCCAAAGTTGTTTATCTAAAGGAATTGCTGTATTATAACGAACATAAAAATCAGTGTTTAAACCATTCTCAATATTTACGCCATCAATAAACTCTCTTGTTGCGTTTGTTTTAATCATTGCCCAAACTTCCGCAACAGTTGCAAATGCTACGCTAGAAAGTCCATTAGGTGCGTTGTTTGGAGTGATTGATGTTGTTTGTATTTTAATTTTATGATTAAAATCGCCAATGCAAACTTTATTTACAGTTCTTTTTATTGATTGGCATTTCATATAATAAATTTTTGTGATACAATATATGGAAAAAACAAAGATTTAAATTGTGAATTATTTTCGTTTACGCAATCGCCAGCATTCTCGTATAGATAAGCACAAACACTAAGCATTGCTTGTTTTAATGTTGCGGGAAAGTTTGGATAATCAACTTTAAAAGTAATTATAACCGCTTGCTTTCTCTCGTAAGTTGTTGGAAATGTTTTATCGTTATTAATATAGATTGATGAATAATTTGCATCATTAGTAAAATAATAATCGCTTGAACTTAATGTTTGTAAGGCGTTATTAACATCGTAATATTGAATTGAAGTAATCGATTTTAATTTGCTCTTTCTAATTTCTATTCCGTGGCAATAAGGAAAAGAATCTAAAAATGTTTTATATTCTTTTTCAACAAAATCACGCCCCGTTATTTTTTCTCCAATTTGACGAGAGACTTTAATAAAGGGCGTTAAAATACTATCGTAATCAGTGCCGTCAACTTTTAAAAAAGTTTTAGT